TCCAGGAGGATGTCCAGTTCGTCGTGGGGCCGGATCATCTCCGGGCCATCCCCGTTCCGGATCGCCGCTTTCAGGTTTGCCAGATCGATGGCTCCATCCCTGATTGTGCGGACGGGTGTTGCGCCAGCTCTATGGACGTGCTCCCGGATGAAGTCCTCCAGGGTCAGGCTCTCAATGCCGGTTTTCATTGCGACATTGTGCTCTGCAATCGCTCCGGTGCTCTCACCCCATCCGGGGAGCTGGAGAAGGAGGTCTGCGCTGTCCAGCATGGCGAGGCAGATCCTCATGTAGTCTCGGTTCTCCATGCCGATGGGCAGGGTGGCCGGGTTCAGCGGCAGGTGGCCTGCCTCGCTGACGATCCGTGCGGCGTCATCAAACTCCGCCTTGTAGGTTTCCAGCCTTGACGAGATGGGGCCGGAAAGAAAAACTTTCAAGGGCTTTTTCATGTCGTTCATTCCTTTCATCTATGCTCCTTCAGCCAGTCAGGCTGTTAAGGGTCTGAATAAGTGCGCACCCACCCACTCAACGCCACCCGATCTTCTTGCCGCAGCGGTGGCAGTGTGTATGGTTGATTTGGACGCGGCTGTTGCAGGCGGGGCAATGCCAGACGCCGTCTTTGTGGGTGGGCTTCCCTGGGGCCTCGTACTTCCGGTGGAGGGTCTGGTACTGCTTTGCCATGGAATTGTAGTCCTGCAGGAAATCCAGGGTGGTCTCCAGGTCGGTGCAGCCCTCCCCACTCAGGGCGGCGAGGATGCGGATGGCCGTCTCGCAGGCGGTGACGTCGGTCTTCCAGATTTCGTTCTCCGGGTCGCTCTTGGCAAACTCTGCGCTGCTTGCCCGAAGGCTCCCCAGCTGGTTGATGATGTCGTTGATGGTCATGGTTTCGTTCATGGTTCATCCCTCCAGGTTTTCAGTTCATCGGAGCGCATACCAATGGGGGTTCTAAAGCCGTTCCAGAGGATATCTACAATGCCCCAGCTTCCCACGCTTACAACCTCTCCAATCTCATATTTCTCCGGGTGTATTGCAAGGAGTTTCATATCTGGTGTGAGTTCCACCTTGTCGCCAATGCTAAAATTGTTATAGGGCATGGCTTCCGTTCCTCCGTTCGATTGCGTCGGGGTTGGCCCATCCAAAGGCGACCAGGCACATATTGGCTCCCCGCACCTGGTGGTCATAGAGGGACATCTTCACGGGGTAATCGGCGAGGGGCTTCGGGTGGGGATTCACCCGCTCGCTGTCGATGGCCTCCTGGACGCGGTGAAGCTGCGACCGGCGCTGGGCGATGGCCGGGGGCAGTTGGACGATGCTGGCCAGCTTGTCCAGCAGCTCCATGTCTGCGGTGCCGGTGAGCAGCTGCGTCTTCCTGTCCCAGCGCATTTTGTTCCAGCTCTTGATGACCGCGAATTGAACGTTGTCTGCCTCTTTGATCAGGAGGGTGCTCCCCTGAAGGGCGATCTTCATGCCTGCGCCGCCTCCATTTCCTGTTCGTAGTCCCCGTAGGCAGTGAGGGCAGCTCTGCTGTACCCGCTGGAGGTCGTTCCGCTGTCGATGGCGGCTCTGGCGTTCCCAGGCCCCATGTTGTAGGCCATGTAGAGGCTGTGGTCGGTGATCCAGCCGAAGCCGTAGCCCTCCGAAAGCTCCCGGATGTAGTCCAAGGCGACGGCGGCGCACTGTACCGGGTCTGTCAGGTCGGTGACGCCGAGGGCCTCCATGCGGCCCGTGTGCCAGCGGGTGTTGACCTGCATCATGCCAATGCTCACGCCGTTGTCGCCCACCGCATCAGTGTCAAACCTGCTCTCCACCCAGGCGATGGCCATGATGGCACAGAAGGTGTCCTGGTCTCCGCCGCAAAGCTCAAGTATTGTGGCCTGGGTCTCTGCGTCCAGTGGGACGCTCTCCAGGAGTTTCGCGGTGGGCGTGGTCTCCGGCGTCGGCTCCGGCGTGGCGGTCGGCCCTATGTAACTGCTCGCAGTCGGGGCCGGGGCGCAAATCTCCGGGGATGGTAAGGGAGCCGAAAGCGCAGGCGTCCGGCTCCCCTGGGTGGCCGCACTCGTGACCGCCATGCCGATGGCGAAAACGGCCACCGCTCCGACGGCAGCTGCCTGCGCGATCCGTCTGCGGCGCTGACGCTTCCGACGAGCCGCTCTCCGTTCAGAGATGCGCCGTCGAGCCGCCTGGGCCGCTTCGAGTGCTTCCTGTTCAATTTCCTGTTCGATGAATTCCCAGTCCATGCCGGTTCCTCGCTTTCTCTCCCGCATTTATTCTTTCGGTACCCGTACCCAGGTGCCGGTTGATTTGTCGCAGACAATCAGGCCGGTCTCTGTC